CGGGGCCTCGTCGCGGACGGCGATGATCCGCCCGACATCGTCGCTGGTGAACAGGCTGGCGCTTGCCGTCAGCGTCACCGCCCCGAAGGAGACATCCGGCGTCAGGGTGGTGTCGGTGTCGTTCTCGGCCCGGTATGGGCCGTCCTGGAACGCCACCGCATCGAGCGTGAAGGAGGTCGCCGAGACCCGCGCCAGCTTCCGCGGCGCGTGGCTCGGGTGGCAGATGTAGAGCACGTCGTTGCTCTGGGCGAAGCGCAGCTCGCGCAGATCCGCCGTCGTGTAGGGCGTCGCGACCTCGAGCGGCACGCCGGGGGCGCTCTCGACCAGGGCCCGGTTGCGCCAGAAGCGCATGTAGCCGTTGCCGAACTCCAGCACATAGGCGGCGATGGTGCTCACCACGAAGCGGACCAGCCGCACCCGGGCCGCGTGGTCCTTGACCTGGCCGGCGTAGTAGGTGCCGCAGCGCCGCGTCGCCCCGCCGGCCGGCAGCACGAGCATGTTGAGCATCTCGGCGGCGCCGTTGCCGTAGCGGTCGATGTCGACCCGCCCGAGCAGTCGCGGGCTGATCTCGCCTGCGGTCCAGTTGGTCTGCAGCAGGCGGGCGCCGGCCATCAGAGGCGGGCCTCGACGAAGGCGTCGGAGGCGAGGCGACGCAGGCTGCTCTCCTGCCCGTCCACCCCTCGGGCCTCGCGCAGCACCCGCTTGTACTCGCGCTCCATCTGCTGGCGCAGGCTGGCGTTGTCGGCGAGGCTGGTGGCGAGGTCCATGGCGAGCCGCGCCGCGATGGCCGAGGTGAGCAGCGGGTCGAGCAGCGCGGGGTCGGTGACCTGGCGGATGTATTCGATGCGCAGCGGCGCGGAGAGGTCGGTGACGATGGTCCGGCCCTCGACCAGCCAGCGGTCGGAGGCGTGCGCCTCGTAGACCCGCAGCACGCGCAGGCAGTCGGACGGGAGCTGGTAGGCGCAGGCGAACTCGAAGGCCGGCGCGGCGGTCAGGGCCGGCAGCGCGGCGCGGGCGGTGGCGCCGTTCCAGGGATGCGAGCGCAGCACCTCGTCCCGCAGTTCGGGGTAGAGCAGCGCGCAGAGCCGGGCCGCCTTGGTCTCCTGCGCAAGCGAGATGAGCGCGTCGCTGCCGATCGCGCCCAGTGCCCGATTGCAAATGGCCACCTCACTCTGCGCCATGGTGGTGGGGCCCGGCTTTCACCAGGCCCCGCCTCCGTCAGTCGATCGCGTAGGTGAGCGCGAGCGATACCGTGCCGGCCGCGGTGGTCGCCGCGGTCAGCGTCAGCGCCAGGTCATAGGCGCGCTTGCTGTCCTCGGTGAGGCCGGCGTCTTCCCAGACCTTCTTCGCGATGTTGGCGATGTCGCGCGCCTCGAAGGCGATCTCGGTGCCGGTGGTGATCGCCGAGGCGATCGAGACCGCCGAGGCGTAGGCGTCGGCATCGACCACCGCGCCGCCGTTCGCCGCCGTCTGGTAGAGGCCCAGGTCGGCCGCGCCGGAGGTGATCGCGTCGCAGTAGATCCGGACGGAGTGGATCCGCCAGTTCGACTGCACGCGGAACATCCGGTAGGTCGAGGCGATGCTGTCGCCATTCGCCAGTTCGACGGTGGCGACCGCGGTACGCAGGCGGGCGCCGGAGTTGGTGACGTCGTTCAGCGTCTGCGTGACCGCATCGGCGTTCGTCACCAGGGTGGACTTGGAGGCCACAACGGCCATGGGTCTGTCTCCTCAGCTCGTTGCGGTTCAGGCTTCGGCGCAGACGATCTCGACGACCTTCGCCTCCTCGAGGCGGGCCGCGCCGATCGACATGCAGAAGTACGCGTAGGTGCTGAAGCGCTTGTCGGCGCGCTCCGTGATGCGGGCCGTCACGTCCTGGCCGATGCAGAGGCCGACGCCGCTCTTCACCCAGGCCATCACGCGGCGGTGGTTCGACGCGTTCTTCACCAGCCGCTCGGTGCGGATGAAGTTGAAGCCCATGAAGCGGTCGACCTTGCCTTCGACCAGCGCCTTGACGTTGTTGTAGTCGGCCGAGGTTGTCTCGGTCGTCTTCAGCAGGTCAGCGATCTGCTTCGAGGTGCAGGCGACGAAACGCTCCTCGTCCGGGTCCACCCCGGCTTCGGCGGCGTCCAGCTTCTGCTTCGCCTCGATCAGCTTGGAGATGGTCAGGCCGGCGTTGCCGGAGCCCGAGCCGTAGGCGTGGGAGTCGACCGCCACCTGATTGCCGGCGGGGAAGGCAACCTGGGTCGCGCCATCCTCGCCGGTATAGGCGGTGTCGAAGGCGGCGCCGATGATGGCGTCGTCCATCGCGCGGCCCATCGCCGCGGCGTGCGCCTGGGCGTAGGTGCTCGTCGGGTCGGCCAGCATCTTGACCTTGTCGAGCTGGTCGATCAGGTCGCCGGTCTCGTAGTCGAGCAGCGACACCTTGCGGCGGCGGTGCGGCGTCTGGTTGAGTGGGCTGTCGCCGTGGCGGTCGGTGATGCGCTGCGCGGCCACCGTGCCGATCTGGTCCATGAACCAGTTCTTGCCGGTGACGCCGGCCTCGACCATGACGGCGGGGCGCAGGCGCGAGGCGCGCTGCTGCGACAGCATCCGCACATTGGCGGAGTACTGCTGCACGAAGGCGGTGGTGATCTCGAAGGACACTTTCGGGGGCTCCCGAGAAAGGTTTGCACCGATCTCGACTGAGCTCCCCGGGGCGGTCCCGGACCCGCGTCTAGCCTGTTCCGTCCCTCGGCTGGCTAGGCCGGCGGCTCCGACCCGGACGGTTTCCCGCTCCCCGGCGCGCCTGCCCGCAGGTATCCCTCAAAGCATATCGCCCTGTCAACGAAATCTTGCGCCTTGAGGACTGACGAGCCACCAGGGGCGGTGGCGACGGCGAGGCGCAGCGCGTCCAGGCGGCGCGCCTCGGCAGGATCGGCGGGGCGCGCGACGGGCGGCTTGCTCACGCCGCCCTCCCCTGGTTCGGATAGGCCTGAGCATACAGCTCGGCGCGCCGCTTGAGCAGCACGTCGCGGCCCGGCGCGTCACGGTCGCGGCTCGCCTTCTGCCACTCGTCCGAGCGCTCGAGGTCGGCGATCTCGGCCTGCGCCTGGGCCGGCGTCATGGCGCGCCCGAAGCCGCCGCCCTGCCCGCCCTTGAGTGCCGACGGCTCGGCGCGCGAGGTGGCGAGGTCGGCGAGCCAGCGCAGGAACACCGGGTTGCGGCCGAGCCCCGCCTCGTTCAGCGCGGTCCGCAGCTCCTCGCCGCCGGTCTCGGCGATGAGGCGGTTGGCCGCGTGCAGCTTGTCCTCGAAGGCGTTGCCCCACTCGCCCTGCAGCGCGGTCCGGGCCTGGGCTGCCGCCTGCACCGCGGCTTCCTCCTGCGCCGAGCGCAGGCCCTCGAGCCGGCCGCCGTAGAACTTCATCAGCTCGGCCGCCTGGCGCTTGTTCAGGCCGAGCGCGTGCGCCGTCTCGCGGAACGCCTTCAGCCCGTCCTCGTCGAGGCCCCCTGGTGCCTGAACCTCGTAGCCGTCCGGCGCCTCGGGGCGGCCGAGCCGGGCGTAGACCTCGGCCCATTCGGGCGCGTCTTCCTTGGTCGGCAGGCGCACGACCTGCGCCTTGTCGACGCCGACGAGGCTCGCCGCGTGCTTGTAGCTCTTCGCGAGGCCGGTGATGTCGCGGAAGTCCTTGAACGTCGGATCCGCGCGGAACTCCTCCGGCAGCCAGTCCGGCCCGGACTGCGCGGGAGGTGCAGCGGGCGGCGGGTCCGCGGCAGGCGGTGCGGCGGGAGGCGTGGCGGCGGGCGCAGGCCCACCCAGCAGTGTGTCACCCATGGGTCAGCTCCTCGATCTCGCCGGTGCGCAGCAGGCGTTCCGCCGCGTCCGGGCTTGCGTTGACGGCGCGCACCAGCTCGAGGCCGATGCTCCTGCGCCCCTCGTTGAATGCGGTGGCGTGCGTGTCGCCCTGCACCATGGTCGCCCGCGCGAGGCCGGTGCGGCGCAGCAGGTCGGCGAGCACGCGCTGCCCGGCCTCGGTGGCGAAGGCCGTGCGGTAGTCCTGCGCGAGCTGGCGCTGCTGCTGCACCGCCTCGGCCGCGGTCAGGGCGCGGTGGATGCGGGCCCAGAGGTTAGCCATCGCGGTACTCCAGGCCGGCCGGCTCGGAGCGAGGATCCGGCACGGGCTCAAGCGCGATCATCGTCCCGGCGTGCCCCGCGCCCAACTGCGTCTGGCTGGCCCCCGCGCAGATGAACAGCGCGCGCCGCCGCATCCACTCGACGCCCGCCCGGAACGCCTCCGCCTCGCCCGTCGTCATCTCGGAGCGGTCGCTCACTGCTGCGGCCCTCCCATGCCCTGGATCGCGGCCAGCGCCCCGGCGCCGTCCTTCGCCGCCCGCGCCACGCCCTGCGCCGCCTCGACGCCGGCCAGGTCGGCCTGCTGCGCCTGCCGGTCGGCCGCACGCTGCGCCGCCTCCTCCGCGCTCCGCACCACCTTCGACGGCGCGCCGTAGCGGTCCGCGAGGAAGCGGCTCGCCGCCTGCGCGTCCAGCGTGTCCAGCACCGACTGGTCGACCTGCGCCAGCGCGGCCACCCCGTTGAGCCAGCGCATCGTGGCGTCGGCATCGCTCGCCCGCTGCGCCAGCGCCAGCGGAGACAGGTACTCGACCCGGTACTCGCTGAGACCATGCGGCGGGTCGGCGACCAGCCCGTTGCGGGCCAGGATGGCGAAGCTGCGCTCGATGATCGGCCCGAGCGCCTCCTCCTGCAGCCGCGCCACCGCCGGGCCCATGCTGCGCATCATGTCGTCGCGATGCTGCATGACCTCGGTTGCGGTCATGTTGGCCTTGGTCGGCGTGCGCCAGAGCGGCACGTAGAACAGCCGCTCAATGCGGTCCTGCAGCATGGTGATGTAGTCCATGCCGATGTCGGGCTGCGCGCCCGTGACCAGCGGCCCGATGCGTGTGTTCTCGCCGACGTCGCCGCTGCGGTAGTAGTTGATGCTCCCGGGCGCAGTGCTGACAGGCCCGAGAAACCCATCGTCCGGCAGCAGCAGCGCCGGCCGCACCACCTGCTGGATGCCGCGGAGGTTCTCCTCCTCGACCCGGTTCAGCAGCTTCACGTCGGGCAGCGCGTCCATGCCCGGGCCGTTGCCGTAGACCTCGCCGCTGCGTTTGCTCCACCGCGCCACCGCGAAGGGGAACTCCTCGAAGCCGCCCTCCTCGAGCAGCGCCATCCCGTCCGGCGCGACGTAGCAGGTCGCGACCGGCGGCCCGCGCTCGCCATCGGGGCGCGGATAGGTCGCATGCACGATCTCGACCAGGCGGTCCGGCTCCTGGTCGACCTTCTCCGTCCACTGCCGCGGCGCCGTCTTCGGCCACAGCGCGAGGCCTGCG